TGTTACTTCTTCTTATGACTGCATAGTAATCCTTTTTGTCAATTACTGATGTAGGATTATTTATAAGCCTAGTCTTAATCCCTCTGTTTAAAAGACCTGTAGAAGCTACTAATTTGTTTTGAATAGCCTGTGCTACCTTCCTAGCTTCATCTGCATGAGCTTTATTGTTCCATTCATTAGATAGAGTATGAAACGTTTCAACACCTCCTATATTTTGGTCAGCTGCTGCATTGGTGTGTATGCTTAAAAATAAATCTCCCTTCCATGCATTAGCTTTTTCAGCTCTTTTATAAAGAGCTACAGTCTCATCCTTTTCTCTTGTCATCATTACTGTGTAGCCTGAATCAGCAAGTATCTTTCTAAGCTTAAGCGAAATGTCCAACACTCCATCAGCTTCGACGTACCCAGTAGGGCCACGGTTAGCACGATCACTTCCACCATGTCCAGCATCAATTACTATTCTTTTCATTTCAATTCCTCCTTAAAGATTTAGAATAGGAACCACGACCTTCTCGTAGAGCTCTCCTATGCTATATTTCGTTTCGCCTTGCGCCTTTTTCTCTTCTTCAAACTTTTTGTATTCCATTGATATTTTCATAAGCTTAAGAACTCCTACTTCTTCAGATGATATATTTCCCGAATGTTCAGTAGGCACCATGGCTCCAAGAGCTGCTCTTAAATAAATCGCATCTCCATTTTTTATCCCATTCTTCTCTTACCTCTTTGGCAAACTTCTTTCGGTTGAGTTTGGGCTTGATAGGAGGGAGGATGCCTTTTTCTCTCAATTCCTGACGAATCTCTTTATCCATCTTCTTCTCGGCATTAGTCTTTCTCTTGTATTTCTTGGTTGCCATCAAATCACCTTCCTTTATCATTTTCAAGTCTGCTTACCATTTTCTTAAGAATTTCTATAAGCTTACTGCACTGATCATCGTCTAACCATTCTAGTCTTTCTACATCAAACATCTTCTTTACAAACCCATTTATTCGAGCATTGTTATTATTCCATCCAAGCTTCTCTGTTAATGCATATATCTTGCGCCTTTGTCTAGAAGTCAGGTCGTTTCCTTTTGAATCAGTTCTTTTCCCTTTTACTGCATCCTTCATTTTAGAAAGTACTGTGCCCACTTTATTGATTTCATTTTGAGTAAGCTTTCTCATGCTGTCCTTTCCAGTTTCTCTGTGAATGATACTATATAGAGCTTCATCATCCAGCCCTAGTTCAGCTGATTTAGAGAGTCCCCATAAAGACTTAATAGAAAAAGTAGGAGCGTATGAACGCTCCTTATAGTTGTAGCTCATAGTCTGCCCCCTTAGCTACTTGCCTGAAGCTTTTCTCTTTCAGTTTCATACCAGAAGATATCCTCTTTTTTCAAAGTACCACCGACTTTTATAATATCTGCTTCAGGGTATTTCTTAAGCACGTCCTTATTCACACTTTCTTTTACTATGATGCAATCATCCATTTTTAGTTTCTTAAGATTTTCAAGCACTTGGTCCACTTTCTTCAGAACTAATTTAGTGCTTAATCTAAATCCAGTCTTACCGAAATTAAGCTGCTTTGTCTTGCCATCTAGCTCAGCCTTATTGTCCTCAACAAAATCCTTGACATAAATACCTAATCTTTCAATTCTTTCTTGAAACTGCTTAGCTTTCATATCTGACTCAAGCTTGATATCGTGAATCTTCTGATTCATATCAGTAGTGATTTTTTCAATTTCTAACTCACACTCAGCAATCTCTTTCATTGTGATATCAACATCATCCCAACTTTTTAAAACTAATTCATCCTTAATCTTTGTCCTTGCCATTTTAATCCATCCTCCTTTAATCTATGTTAAAATGACACTGTAGGCTGATATGCCCAGAAGGGAGGTGACCCCTTATGGCTAACTTACATCGTCCAAGGCCAATCCCTTGGAAGCTGGTTTCCAGCAATGTGAAAAAGGACTTCATTTCCTATGAGTACGAGGCCACAATCTTGAACTCAGATAGGAAGTACCAAATGTCCGTTGTCGTTAATAAAGATGAAACGACTAGCTACTACAGTGTCACTTAACAGCGCTGCAACCGCCATCAGTTTAAACCTGATGGCTTTTCCTTTTCTTTTCACTTCTAAATTGATTAATAGTCTTTGACTTCACAGTCAGAAAAGCTCTTTCCAGTTCTGAATAACTAAGTTTTCCATTTTGATTTTGGTATTCTATTATAAGATTAGTAAGAGGAACGCCTTTTAAATTCATGTCTAAAGCACTTTCATTTGTCGCTTCAGCTTGATTCATAGAGCCTGTCCTCCTAATTTTCTAGTTTTGCCAGATACCTTATGAACTATTTGAAAACACTCTTTGCAATCTTTAACCACTAGCCAGTTTTCAGGATTGAGTCCATGAGACTTGATTCTGATTTTCTGCATCCTTGTAGGTCTTATTCCATGCTTCAAAATTCCAGCTCCCTTCGTAAATGTTAAAGTAAATTAGTTGCTTCTTTTATGCTTCTGATTTAACACCTTCATTGAACCTTTTCTCAAAATATCAACTATTTCACTTGATAGATTGATAACCTTCTGACTTTCTTTTTGTGTTAAAAACTCAAGACCAACTCCTCTAATCTTAATCGTTATATCTCCCTTTACTAAATCGCAGATATCACCTTGGATTTGAAATATAGTTTCCTCTTTCTTAGACATTTATTTGGTGTCTCCTCTCAAAATTTGAAATAAATTAAAACCAACTATGCTAGTATATTAATAGCGACTAGGACAGATTTTATGATAAATATAGTAGTAATCAGATTAATACTTTCAAAAGAACTATCAGAACAAGTATTTTGCGACCCCGATATTTTCAGCGAGGTCCTAACTCGCATTCAGGGTTTTGCGCATATCTTAAATGTAGATGAATTCGAAATTGTAGATTCTGAAGAAAAATGGTCAATATCATCCATTCGTTGTAAATAGAGAGGTGGTGATGTCCTAGTCGCTTCTCTATTTATAAATTCTCCTTCATTCCTTCTAGCTCATTAACCTTCTTAACAAGCTCTTCTATCACAGCTTCATATCTGTTCAATAGCTCTGCATTTAAAATCGTACCTTCTTGTAACACTTTTCCCTCTTCGTCAACAATGTGATTCGCATGAGACATTTTTTCAAACTTTATCATTTGTTTTTCCTCCTCATTTTTTTAACTAGGTATATAAAATAAATATGCTAATATAGTAAATATAGGGGTGCCGTCTAGGGGGTATTAACTTGAAAATAACTTGTAAATCTTGTGGTAAAGAGTTCGATGCAGTACCAGTGCCTCAGACTCCAAGTGGAACTTCAGTAGCTTCAGATAATTCTCATATGGTTTCAACAGTAGAAACAACTTGTTCTGAATGTAAATCTAAAGAATTAGAAAAATAATTCAAATTCTTGGCACCCCTATATGATTACTTAACTTCTTCGGCTCAGCACCATCCCTGAAACCTTACCATCACTTATATTAAATACAAATCCTAAGTCACCAAGCTTTTCAACATCTGCAATAGAAAGATTGCTAAGGTCCTGAATCATATCCTTATTGATATAATTTCCTTCTACAAACGAGGTAATAGAATCTAAAGCCTCCTTTTTAGTATCTCCAGCCTCTATGCCGTTAATCGCACCCATAACTACCTCATTTAAACCTCTGTTATTAATCATATACATCCTCCTTTTGACATTTATTTTGAGATTAAAGCATCATCATATTACTTGCTTGAGATATCATCTTCAAAGTGATGATACTTTGATTACTTTCATTTACTATTCTAAAAACATTATTAAGCGTACGATCAAGAAGTCTAAAACATCCTGTTTGATTATTGCAAGCTCTTGATACCAACTCATTTAGCGCATCTGGTTCTATCTCGTAGCCACTGAGATATCTTTCTACATCTTTATCAGTAAGGCCTTTAAGAGAGGCGTAAAAATCTACTCTATTTGCAAACCTTGTCAGATAACTTTTAATCTGAGCTTCTAGCCTTGGTTCTCCGGCAATCACCATTCCTACATCTGACTGGTCGAAAATGCCTCTTAAAATCTCCATCTTCTTCTGAGTGTACTTACTAATTAGCTTGTCAGCCTCATCAATAATGAGGAGATAACCATGATTCACATTAAAAAACTCTCTAATTCCGTTAACTCTTTTCCATATAGTTCCGTAGTTTTGAGGAATTCCTAGAGCCCTTTCAATAGCTTCTACTAAGTCACGGCTTGACATAGTATCGTCACACTCTATATATGCAACTCTAGGCATCTTAGCATAGTATTTAAGAGCGTAGGTTTTACCATATCCAGACTTACCAACTACTATTCCAAGCCCCATATCCTCCTGACATGAGCTGCACACACCAATAACATTTGAAGAATCTTTTGTTTCAAAAAAACCTTTTCGTCTTGTCATCTTAACGCTTACATCTTTATGGCCTATCTGCATCTCGTCATCTTGCATCGAGTTGCTTTTTAAAAATATTTCAAGTCTTTCTTCAAGCTCAGTAGCATCACTGTCGTACTTACCTGCTAGATACCTAGAAATAGCTGTTCTTGAGTAGTTTACTTGATTAGCTAAATCCGCTTTAGTCATTTTATTGCTACGTAAAAACTCATCTACCTTTTGGGCTAATCCCTTTACTTCGCCTGTGTAGATAGCCGCTACTGCTTCCATATCCTATCCCTCACTTTATATGTTATTTAACCTAAAGTTCTAAGCTTAGATAAAGCATCTTGAGCCTTCTTATTAAAAAACTCGTCAGCATCATCTTGACTTTTCTTATTCTTCTTATCCTTCATAGTGCTGCTGTATTGATTATCTCTAGGAAATGCAACGACATTATCTATTGCCTTAGAATTGCTTGCCTTAACAGTCAGCTCAATTCCTCCAACAACTTCGCCCTTAAAGCTATCATATTGATATATGAGCTTTTCAAACTCTTCTTTGATTTCATTAAGGTCATCTCTATCATTCTTAAGCTGTCTTTTTTGCATCTTCAGATGTTCTTCAAGTGCCTTCTGGCTTACTCTAGGAGCAATCATAAGAAGCTCTTGAGATAATGCCTCGCATATAAATTTACCTTCCTTAGTGTAAACATATAGCTTTGTCAAATCTTCAGGATCATATTTAATATCTACCTTTTCTTCGTGATACCTAGCAAGGTCGTCGCTTCTATATTCAAATCCAAGTCTCTTAATCCCAAGGTTATAAACTCTTACGCTCTCAGCCTTCATCATAAGCATTGATGCGTACATTCTAGGAGGAGCTGGTTTATAATATTTATTTTCAGCATTCATAAATAGCTCTAGTGGTTTTGTATACTTTTCCTTTTGAGTCTTAAGCCCACTGTGTACTGAATTGTGATACTCTTTCAGCCATATAGACCATCGTTCATAAAATTGCTCCATGGTTAAAAGCTCACCATCTTCAAGCATCTTATCAATATCCTTTTTCTTTTTCCCTGAGGTGAGAGAACCAGTCAGTGTTCCAGTGTATGAATCCAACCACTTAGTAAACTTAGAGCATACGATGCCAAAAAACCTTTCTACTTGTGCTTTACTCCATGGTTGATATGGCAAACTATTAGTCTCGTCCAAAATGCCGATGCTTCTATAAAAGCCCTTGCATTCCTCATCGAAAAATAAATCAGGCTTCTTCTTTTGCCTTCGTTCATTCTTAGTACTTCCCTTTAGCTCCTTAGATTGATAGTCTCTACCGTTATCTATAAGAAGGTACTTAGGAACTCCACCAGGCGAACCATACACCACCTTTAGAAGCGACTGCTTTAGTATCTGAGAATTAGGATTCTTGCAAATCACATCTCCCATGATTACCCTTGACCTCGTATCAATCCAAGCTACAAGCTTTGGTTTAATCGCTGTGACCTTACCATTAGGATTCTTATATGCCACCCAGCAATCAAACGTATGCTCATCACCTTGGACCATTTCTAGCACATCAAGAGCTTTTGTATTTCTTGAACCCTTGACCATAACCTTATTCTTATACTCTCTTACTCCATTAGCTGCTAAAAAATGTGCATTTTTAAGACGTTTCTCCTGCATCAAATAATTAATATATCTAGCTACAGTTTGATATGATGGATAATCCCACCCTCTATCATTTGCAATCTCTTCCAGCTTTGAATAAAGCATCTCTATAGTTCCAGCATTAGCCGCAAAATTTTTATCAAACCATACTCCAGCAATAAAAGTTCTGACATCCTCGCTAAGCGAAGGGAACGTATGAGCCTCCTTGGGTTTTCTGCATAGAGCAAGGACCTTAAAAAAATCGTAGTTGCCGCACTCCATCTTCTCAAGCTTCATCGCCCATGCAGCTGCTTCTAAATAACTCTGAGAATATCTATACAAAGTTCTTTGACTTACGCCTAGCTCTCTTGCAAACCCATCAGCATACGCTGTTCTTTCGCCATCATTGTAGCTTAAGAATTTTTGTACTTGTTTAGAAAGCTCAACCGCTTCATAATACTGCTTAGAAAAATTTTCAATATACCAGTTCAAATCTATGTCTAGATACCATGGCACTTCATCTCCTGCAAGCTTATCAATCACCACGTCCCTCCCATCTACGCTCATTTTCTGTTTATATGTTCTCCTTGCTTTTTTAGAGAGGGAGGATAAAGCTACCAAAACCCTGTCTTTTCCTCCGTCTCTTGGTTCTGTCCTTGTTATGAACTCATTGGATTTCCTTTGAATTCTGGAAGCTATTCCTTTATAACTTATTCCTTCAAGCACAGCTGCCTCTTCAAGTGTGACAAATGCTTCAGCCAATTCCTGTCCCTCCTTTGCTATTTACAGGGTGTCCGTATATCTGCTATAGTAGAGGGGATGATAATATCATCGGGTTCTTTCCTAGGAAAAAGGGCGGTTTGCTTGGTGGGCGTACGCTCTTTTTCTTTGCCCGAATCCACCATCATCACCACTTCATTAAGCATTTTTTTCAAGTCCTCCACTAGCAACCAAGCTACTTATCTCTTTATTAATCTTGATAAGCTCATCCTTTAAATACGCATCCATATTTACAAGCACTTCCATACTCGCTTTTTTCATATTCAAATACCCGAAGAAATCTTCTAGCTCAGCTTTTACTTCTTTTTGAATCTGCTCATGCTTTGTATTTAGCTCTCTTCTTTTCCTTTCTAATATCATCACATTGGTTTTGCCATCATCATGTGATACACTGCTTGTCATCTCATTTTTCAAACAATCCAAATCCAAAATAAAATCCTTAATATCCTTCAAACTCATTCCTCCCTTACGCTATTTTTTTTAGATGCTTTGGGTCTAGCTCCAGTATCTTAACAATCATAGGTAGATACTTATCACCAGACCTATCTCCATACAAAATAAGATTGAGATACTTGTTGCTCGTTCCTACCTCTTGAGCTAGTCTTACCTGAGTCATACCTTTTTCAATAAGAGTCTTTTTTACCATAATCCCAAACGGCGTTAACTGTCTCTTTTGCATCAAGCATCCTCCTTTCATTAATCAATCGTTTTGCTACCATCAGCAAATCCTTACATCAGCCCTTCACTTTAACTTTCAATTTAACTTCGCCTACTGAAGTGTTAGAATATATTTAATGTCGTACAAGAAAGGAGGCTAGTCATTATGAAAGTTTTTCCTGCGCATTATATATGTTCCTTCCTTTTAGCAAAGGCTTACACTAAGTCAGATATAAAAGCTATCCAAGATTATGCTGGAAAATTTCCTTATCATGAAGATGTGGACATCGCACGTAGAGAAATGGAGCCTGAAATTTCTTTGCTATTTGATAAATTTTCTCTTTGCACTGATGAACATCAGCTTCGCACTATATTGAAGAACCAACCGACTAAAATTAAATTCTTCATATTCGAGCGCATAGTAGTAGCACTTAGCAGCATTGATGTTCTTGATAAGAATTTTTTATTAACTCCAGAATCATTATCTATGGGCGAGTCTTTTTCGAAATTTCTTCAAAAAATTTGGGAATTGCTTCTGCATAGTTGCGAGGAGAAGAATCTCTCTGTATCTCAGCAGTCTTTAAAGATGCTTCAAAGCTACCAAAAAATTCATCCATAGTTAGATATCCATAAGCCCTCATAGCAGGGCTCTTTTTAATTTCAGTATTATTTCCCATACTGTCCTCCTTAGCTATTCGCATAACATACTCCCCGTCTCCAATTCAAATTCCAATTCATCATTAATATCTAACTCTTCCAGCCCTACATACTCACGCATTATATTCATTGCGTTCGTAATCGCCTCTAATTCCCCAAAGCCAGGGCAATCGCAAAAGGTCTCATAATTACCAGTTTCGAACTCATTGACAACTATTTTGAGATTAACATTATAAAAAGGCTCCAGACTGTTTATTACATGGTCCATATTCTAATCCTCCCTTCACTGTTTTCATGTGCCTAAAAGATAGGAGACACTTTTCTTACTTAAGATTTTCCCCAGCTACAGAAGAGCTGGTTCGATAAGATTTAATCGGTATCGCGAAATTTTTCGTATTGTGGTAAGCTTTATTTGATGTATTTATCTATCTATTTATATCTTAGACCACAAACGAGGAAGTGTCAATAATATTTTCCTCGTTTGTGATACTTTTTTCAAAAGATTTTTATAAAAAGGAGGTTTTTGTGCCATGAACGAGGATTTTAAAGGTATAGGAACGAGGATAATAGAGAGAATGAAAGTTTTAGGCATGAAACAAGTAGATATCATTAGAGAGACAGGAATTTCAAAGACTGCAATAAGCAACTATGTGAATGGAAACAGAATCCCTGACACTTTATCAATATATAAGCTGTCTCAAGCGTTAGAGACTTCAATAGAATGGATATTAACTGGTAAAGAATTTGAACCTAAAAAAAATAACCCGTTTACATCTGTTGCCCAACAAGATATAGCCATTGATATCGAAGATACTATAGGAGATAGAATCAAAGCAAGAATGAAGCAACTAGATATAAGGTATGTTGACCTATGCAAGCTAACAGGTATCCCTAGACAGGCAATAAACAGCTATGTAGAAGGAAAAACATTCCCAAATATGTCAGCTGTATTAAAACTATCTTTAGCTTTAGAAACTTCAATGGAATGGCTCCTTACTGGCTCATTTGATTTTAATAACGATTCATCTAATATTTCTGATTCTTTAATTTTAAGTCCTGATGAAAAAGACATAATTGATAAGGTTCGCTCTGGATTGAAACCAATATTTGATAATGAAATAAAGAGATTAACTGGAGAAGCAGGCAGGCTAAATGATGAGGAGCTTGATTTGATTCTAAAATTAAGAGAGCTGGATCAGCGAGAGCAAGAAGATATTTATGACCATATTAATTGGAAGTATGAAAAAAGCTTAAGGAAAAAAGTATCATCTCCCTCGATGAATGGAGAAGAAAAAGAGTTAAAAGCAGAAAGTGAAACTGCTTAATTTTTTATGTTTTTATGATAGATTATTCTATCTCAAATTTGCAGAATTGAAAATGCTACAAACTTAGACTTAATTTTGCTTTAGAGATATTGGAATTCTGCCAATTCTGCAATGCAGTATAAGAATTTTCAATTTGCAGAATTGCTTTTCGAAAAAAACACGCTTTATTTTGAGTTTCAGTAACGCCTTAAAATTATTTCAAAAAAAATTGTAACGCGTTCTAACGGTTCATTTTACTTGTTTCTTCAAAAAACTCAAAAAAATTGTAACGCCAGTAACGTTCAGTAACGCCGCGTTAGCACGCGCCAGCTGTTCCATTTTACTGACAATCCTGCTATAATACAAATAAGAGCAGTAATAAAAGTACTTTATCCCTTACGCTACAAGGCTTCCAGTACTTTTACCTGCTCTTATTTTTATAACTATCCACATTTTATCAACAGAAAAATTCTTCTCAAAATAAATGTCAACGCATTCACGCACTGTCCCGCTCTATCTCAAGTATTACCAACCTTTCCCACGATATCCCGGGTCCAAACTTACTATCCTGCTCTTTGTCAATTATTCTGATAATCTACAGGAATATATATTTCATGTTTTCGATATAATGTTCAGTTTTTTCTACTATATCTGCTTCTGTAAGCTTCATATCTATAAGCTCTTTTAGCTTAACGGCTATCATAGTTTCTTTCACTGACGAGCCTTTTGAGTTAAAAATATGTACAAAGCTGGTTTCATTTTCTTCTTGGAATAATTCTTTTGCTTTCATTGCAGAATTGTAAGTCCCACTTAGAGCGGCTGTCATAGTTACTACAAATACAGACTTAGCTTCGCCAAAGGCATCAATAAAATCCTGAGGGGAAGGGCAAGCAGATTGAGCTGCTTTATCGTGAGCTTTTATAGCTCTCATCATTTCATCAAGGTTTAGGGTTTCGTCGTCCCTAAAATTTTTTTCTCCTACTCTTATGGTAAGCGGAACTAAAGTGACATCGAGCTCTTTTTTTAGCTCAGCGGTTAAATCACAACTACTATCTGCAACTATTTTCATTTTTACCTCACTTGTATAATTAGGTTAGAAATAGTTCATAAGTTATTTACGAATATTCTTAACCTCATTTCTTAATATTGTTTTGTTATAAAAAATAATTTGAGCCCCTTAACCAACTCTAATTTTTATATTATAGT